CCTCTTCGTTCCAACTTTCCATTGCGATTTGTAACGCTTTCTGTAACGTACCGCAAGGCCCCGCGTGTGCCTGGCCATCGGCGTCTATTGGCGACGAGGCGATCGCGTAGTAGCCCTTCTCGCCGTGCCAAATCTCAAAAACCCAACCGGCTTTGAGAAGATCCTGGATTTTGCGCATAGTCGTATCCCCAGTTCTTTAGAGAGTTTACGTGCCGTGGCCGTTGTACAGTGGATGACTACGGCTTGAATTGGCGTCTCAAATATGAACGTTTGCATCACTTAAAAACCGTCAACCCCTTAGGCGCCGCCGGTGGCACCTTGTCCTCAATCACAACCCTCAGCGGCTCCGACCACTCTGATTGGTTGAGAGCCATGTCGTACACGCGAACGCGAATGTCGTACGCACCTGGCGCCACTCCCTTGAGTAGCGGTTCGGTATTCCAGCCGATGCCCGCTGGGTCAACAGTCCCCTTTAGTTTTCGCAGCCGCATAGTATGGGCATCGAACAGTCCCACATCGGCATTAACTACGATCTCCGGGTTGCCCTCAACGTCATGCGTCACTGGGTCCCAACCGATCGTCGGGAAGGTCAGTGTCCCGAATATCACCACGATGGTCTCCATTTTTGTCCTTTTCTTCTTCGTATTTGTTAAAAATCCTGTCCCACTCCGCCTGGGTTATCTCGGGCGGGGCCGCCGGAACACTAAAGGTCTTGCGTTGATACAACATTACAATTTCAGATCACACCTCGCGTTATGCATCTTACGCTTGAGTACTTCGATTTTCGCGTTGGTTTCCTCGCCGAGCTGCTTGAACCACTCGTGCCTGGCCTCTGCGGCCCTTAAGTTCTTGCGGAGGCTGTAGGCTTCGTGCTCGATCAATCCGATAGCCGCGGTCAGACGCTGGACCTCTTTCTCGAGGTACGTGGTTCTGCTCATGCCGCCGAACACCCGGCGCCAGAAGGGCACGCGGTCGGGAGTGGCTGCGTACAGAAATTTAGGGCGTTTTAACGGGGGCATATTTGCTGTCTCTTGCTTGTGCAAATAGTTGTAGGTTATAATTGACACGTTACTTTCCTTTCCTTTCTTTTAGATGTCAAACTGGCACCACTCATGTGCCAAATCCAATCTGCTATGTTGTCCATCCGGTCAACTCAACTTTCACTTCATTGTACCCGACCCACTCGATTCTGTCAACCCCCGCCGCCAGAAAAATCGGCAGGAGGCTGATATGAATTATCACATTCGCCCCTCTGTTACGTGCTGCCATTCTTCGTCTGTCAGTGCGCAGAGGATGTGACCGGGGCCGCCAATGTCACCAGGCCTGACCCGGGCGCCGTCAATGGTGGCGCCGCACAACGTTATGGCGTGCAGGTCCGCCCCGCGCAGGTCCGCCCCGCGCAGGTCCGCCCCGCGCAGGTCCGCCCCGTACAGGTTCGCCCCGCGCAGGTCCGCCCTGCGCAGGTCCGCCCCGCGCAGGTCCGCCCCGCGCAGGTTCGCCCCGCTCAGGTACGCCCCGCGCAGGTTCGCCTCGCGCAGGTCCGCCCTGCGCAGGTTCGCCTCGCGCAGGTCCGCCCTGCGCAGGTTCGCCCCGCACAGGTTCGCCCCGCACAGGTACGTCATGCTCAGGTCCGCCCTGCACAGGTCCGCCCTGCACAGGTTCGCCTCGTGCAGGTCCGCCTCGTGCAGGTCCGCCTCGTACAGGTCCGCCTTTGGTCCAATGTCATATCCGTTTATCTTCATGGTCTGTCCTTTCTGTCACAGTCAACTTGTCGTCCCCACTCACCTCGAATAGGAACCGTCTCCCGTCCGGTAGTGTGAAGACCATGTCATTGATCGAGAACCGCAAAATCTGCGCCAACCGCTTCCCGCGCCCCTTTGACGGTATGCTGGAGGCCAGCAGTGTTGCCCCGAGTTCTTTGTAGTCATTAGGTTGCGCCTGCGCAGTATCGGCCATGGCCTGCAGGTCAACCGGCTGGCCAAAGCTAAATTTGTCTACGTAGTCTAACATGTATACAACTTCTTGTACGATAGCGGAAGTTGTACTCACCCTTTCGGGGTCAAACGAGGCCTCGAGCCCCAACCGGCGGGCGGCCTGGTAGACCAGCGCTTCGACCTCGTAAAATCGAGTGAACCGCGCGCCGTGTTTGGTGCACTCGAGCGCACTGACCAGGTGCAGCAGCTCGGCGAGCAGCTCCCGGCGGTGGTCGATCGCGTAGTCGAGCGGGTTGGGCTCGAGCAGTTTGTGGGCCGTGTGTTCGGGCCGCTTGAGCCTGATGGAGATGACCTTGTCCGCGAGGTCGGCCTCCACCTGCGCGTCATTCATGGTCACGACAAAAATTGGGTCGAACAGGCCCACGGTGCCCTTGTACAGGGCCCTGAAGCCGAGCACGTGGCCGGTGATCGAGCGGGCCAGGGTCATACTGCGGATCGATGCGTTGCCGTGCTTTTTCCGGACGTTGTCGATCAGGATGAAGTTTGGGCCCGGCCGGTTGGCGTAGTTGCTCAGGTTGCGCTCGAAGGACTCCTCGTTGCCCGTATAGCTCATGCCTTCCGGGAGCTCGCCGGCAAGGAGGTAGCCCATGGCCTGGGCCAGTGTGGTCTTCCCTGCGCTGTGGGTGTTGGCTTCAATGAGCACCAATGGAAACCGCGCAATGGCCGACCGGCAGAGCATGGCCGCCATGAGGCCCAGGGTGTTAGCGTGGTGGATCGGGGACTCGAAAGTGAGACCCGAGAGCCACTGTTTTAGGTGCGGAAAGTCCTCGTTTTGTGGACATTCCGGGTCTGTTACGGTGCCAATGTAGACGGCTTTGGTTACTGGGTCATAACCTGGTGCGGCCGGGCAGAATGCGCCCGCCTGGACACCGAACGCTGGCAATTGGACCACGCGGTCGACTAATGGGAAATACCGGCTCCCATTGTGACAGAACTCAGCAAAAATGAGTTTTGGAATATCCGCCCGGAGCACCGCCCCGAATGGCGGCCGGTTCCCCTGTAGGTTGCGGACTGGAATTATGTCGCTCCCGATCAGGTTCTGCACGTCCTGGAGGGTAGCGATTGTGACCAACTCGCCGTCCTCGCGCAGCACCGCGGGGGCTTTGTGGTACGTGAACCAGCGGCCGGTCCGCGCAAGGTAGTCGGCGAGGTCGGGCAGGCCCTGGCCGGGGTTGGCCTGCAGTTGTTCAAATACTTGTGGCAGATCAGTCACGGGATTTTCTCCAGAGTCTCAAGAGTAGCCACTGAGGAACGGGAATCTCACGTAGTGTATAAAGAATTTCATCACACTTCGCGCACAGAGTCTCAGTCTCCCAGTTCTCAGGTATTTTATCATAACAGCCGCCACAGGTCCGGCACCGCCCCCGGCCCTCATAGTCCGGCTCGTAGCAACTATACTTGGATGAGTAGGCTTTGTGTTGGTGATGTTTAATCATGGACTCATGTGCTCCGTCACTGTAAAGTGACCGACACTACTGCACCACTCGAATTGCATTTTGTAAACGTTGTCCTTGTCCGGCCTGCTCTCGAGCAGCTTTTCCAGGACTGGCCCGGGGAAGCGGTGCCACTTTTTCTGGCCCTCAATGCGCGCGAACCACTGACCGCCGTAGCGGTTCCATTCGTGGCTGATAATTAGTGTTAGCTCATTCACCAGTCCACACCTCACAAGTCTCGAGCTCAATTTTCCAGTTGCCCGGCGTCCATTTTTGGGCGTCATTTAGGGCGTCAACAGCCGCTGTCAGATAGGCCTGGTTCATGAGCATGTCTCGGTCCTTCACCTTCCCAGTGAGCAGTTCAGGTCTGGCCGCAACTGCCCCGCCGTTCTGGTCATCGGGCCCGGTCACCACCCACCGCACGCCGGGGGCGTACCCCGGCCGCGGGGGCTGGACCTGTCCTGTCCCTCGGCACTTTTGACACTCGTCACCGTAGCGGTTTTTGGTGCCACTACCGCCACATTCGAGGCACTGCTTACTCATTTAAGTACTCCTCAAAATCTTTCTTGTTGTGAAAGTTTTTCCTTTTGTCAGGCGAGCTGTCGATCAAGTAACAGCTGTCGTTGAGCGTGGGGTCGACCCCCGGGAGCGGGCGCTTCTCGAACACTTGTACGCCTGTGAAGTCCTTGAGGTACTCGTACAGCCTGGCCCGGATCCAGGCCGACAGCCCGGGCCTGGCGCCGGGGAACTCCGCCTGGTAAGTGAGTTCGATGAGGCGCCAGGCCTTGTCCGGAATATGTAACAACTTAGCTTTCATAGGTTTATACCTTTTTCTTTTAGCCGACGGAGTAGCTCCCGCCGGCGCTTACGGTGACGTTTGACGCTCTCCTGACGAGCGGCTTTCTGTTTGAGCTTGCTAAGGGTAGTGTATGTACCCGGGCTGTAGAATATCATTGTAGTGAAATATAGCATATAGAGGCTTGTCTGTCAAGGGGGCCCGCCAATTTTTTATGGCGAAAACTTTTCCTATAATTATTATATATTTATATAAAAAATAAATAAAAAGTTTTGCCCATAAAAAATTTGGTCGGGGGGCCTCCGCGCGGATCGGCGGGCCGCAACATACCACATGCCGTCATAACTCGTTATTTTTCGACATACCCCTGAGAGGCCTACATTTGGCGTCTAAGCAACGCGCCGGGCCTGATCGACCTCGTTGTCATATCAGACCCGGCGCGCCGCAGGAAGGCCGGTTTTTGTGCGAATTTCGCGGCCCTCAGTTCAGGACCGGCACGTCTCCCAGCACAATCGTGTTGTAATGCTCTCCCAAGAGCCTCGAGGCCAGTCTACTCAGACTCGGGCTCCGTGTATGGGTAAGGGCTTGCATAGCTCCCCACATGTCCAGATTCTGTGGAACACTCTGAGTATGGTAATATCTTGTGGCTTGTCTGACCTTGCTCTGTAGCGTAGAACCTATGGGCAGGTTCTGTAACAGGGTGTATCCATTCCATACACCACGCAGGGCGTCCAGTTTTTGGACGGTTTTCCACGCGTTGGACAGTAGCTGCCGTGCGTAGTATTCCGGCCTTGCAGCGAACGTTTGTGCGCTCGGTGAGCAATGGTGGATCCGGAGCGGGGGCTCGAAGAACTGGTTGTCACACGCGTGTCTTAGGGCGCCGACTGCGCCGAGGATTGCGCCCTTCCCTCGGTGGTCGAATTTGAAGCGCACAATCCCGCGGAAGGCATCGCCTCTGGAATCATGCAGGTCGGCGCCCGGATCTCGGGCTTCTACGTAGGCAACATTACCTTTCCGATTGAACCAGATCTTTGGTACGTTGAATCCGGCCGCATCCAGCTTGTCGCGGATATCGTGCGGATCGACTACGGTGTACTGGTCATGAGCCTTGTGGGCTTCGACGCGTCCTGAACCATGGTGAATGACAGCGCGGTGACCGGCGGGTGACAACGTGAACACGGTCACGGTACTTTCGGTTGACATGGCAAAACTCCTATTATAGTGCCTTTTACAACGTGTATGATAACATGACATTTTGGTGGGAGTGATTACGCACACTCCCCATGCGATTTAGTGGACGAAAGGGGCGTCCGTTTTGCGTGCGGCGCCCTTGGCTTTCAGGCCAACAATACACGGGGCCGGATCAAGCCACCGTGCGTCATGCTCGTCACCGTTAATTGCGTGTTCTGGTAGTTCATGGTACACGATAGCCACCGTTCCGCCCGCGTTCAAAATGCTTTTGGTGTCGGTGTCAGTCCAGCCGGCGCCGGCACTCATAGTCAAATGGTAGTTCTTCGGCCAGTATCCGTCCAGGCCTTTGAGCGCCAGTAACCAGGAACAGTACCGGGCGCGGCTCTTCGTGTAGTCATAGAACATGACTTCCGGGAAATCGGTGAACAGGTCCGGATCGATCTTTTCCCAGCTTAGGTCCGACAGGCCATTCAACCGCACGGCAGGGGCTTTGCCTTCCCGCACCGCTTTCCGCACCAGAGCCTCGATATCCTCGCGTAACGCGGCCAGGAATCCGGGCCGGTCTGTCTTGAACCATTTGGTTCGCCGGATTCGCGCGTCGCGTGCTGCGTCGAAGCGCAAGCGGCCGGACGTGTTCAGGCACGTCTTCTCACAACCGTCCGCGTAGGGGCACGTATTCATGACGCCCGATTCCTTGTGTGGCGCCAGGAACAGTACGCCTGTGAGTACGTTCAGTTTAGCCGTCTTGGCGTTCTTTGCGGTTTCCAAGGTCAATAGCTTCATGGTTCACTCCTGTTCATATGTCCTCTGTTTCTCTCCACACACAGTACACCGATACACTACATAATACCATCCGCGGCCGTGCTCGTCTTCCCCTTTCCATTCGCAGAACACTTCTTTCCAATCGTGCTGGGTGTTTTCCCGGTATTCCTCCGCTATTAATTCGCTGTCCATGTTACTCTCCTCTCTCCACCACAATCTCTGTGGCTAAGTCCAGAGCTCTACACTGTGCCTGGAATACTTCGTTCCAGTGCGCGTGTGCGGCCCTGTTCGCTGCGGTGACGTCGCATGTGGACGCGTACGTGTACTCCCATACCAGCGCGGCCTGCGCGTCTGCCTGTTCGTATAACGTGGTTGGCCTCATAACTCTCTCCTATTCCGTGGTTGCGGTTGACGCGAAACGAACGAAAGAAATCAACAGGAAGATTCATGCCAACAAATGTAAAATTTTTATTTGTTGTGGCGATTGTACTTAATTTTAAGAAATGTAGCGTTGAGACAAAATGTGTTTAACAAACTTGTCAGAGCCGACAAGAATTGTCATAAGTGCCTCCGGCCCAACCCCTTACACCCAGCTATTTCCCAGTATCGCACTCAGGTACAGGCGCAGGCTCGTAGCTATAACTACTTGTGGCTACGTACGTAGAGGGCCCTGGCATGATATTTGTAGGGGTGCCACAAAACACGTGCCGGGGGGAGGGGGGTGCGGCGTAATAAATAATAAGATATCCGGACAGGCACACGACTTGCATTCGGCTTTAGCTCCCTATCTTACCCCGTCTCCGGTCGCGGCTGTATGCCCTGGTCTTTTTCGGCCTGTATTCCAGTTTCGGGCACAAACCGATAATCCGACGCACTACCTCGACCACGTCTAACTCACGACGGGCCGGGTCATTAAGGAGAAGGGCGTACTCATTCACCGCATGGCGCATGTCCGGCATCAGGTCCATGGCCTGCAAAAACCACACCACCGCCGGCTGGCGGCTAATTTCCACGGTGCCGCGCGACTTGGCGATGCTGTGGATGTCGTGCATCCGCAGGCGGTGGGCGAGCTCATGCGCGTAGCCCTCCGCACAGGCTATGCGCACGCGCAGGTAATGGCGGCCATAGCACTGAATCTTATACATATAAGGCGTCAAGTCCAGACTGTCTACCACCGCTGCCTCACTTTCTTATCGTCAAACTCAGTGAAGTCCTGCGTCCTGACCCGGTGGTGCGGGCGGTTCCGCGACTTGCCCGCCGGGTTGACCAGGAGGGCCCGCGCGCGGCGGACCTCAGCGGCGACCACGGTGGCGGGCTCAGCCCCCGCGGCGAGGCGGGCCTTGACGTGGGGCCAGCGCAGCCAGAGCTCGCCGGCGATTTCGTCGAATTTGTGCTCTGATAGTGTCTGTCGGGCGGCGTCGAGGAATTCATTTTCTGTCCTCATAGTGTCCCTATAATAGTAGAGGGACCATGTCTACTGAAGCCGACCGATACCACCTAACAACAGCGGCCGAGTTCCAGCACTGGCGCGATGACAGAACGTCACCGGCCGAGCCCGGGAGCGCGGGCCTGTATGCTCTAATGAGCAGTATCGACCACGAACCAGTATACATAGGCCAATCCTCAAATATACCGCTGCGTATCGTGCAGCACCGCCGTGAGAAGCGAAAGCGCTTCTCGTATGTATTATACTACCATGAGCCGGACCTGGTGTCAAGGCTAAGATTAGAGGGGGTCATGATCCTACTTCACCTCCCTAAGTACAATCGCGGCCTCAACCTCGGGTTCGCCGCCGGCAAAGTCTGGGAAATAAAATGGGCAAAAAGCGGCTCCACCCGCAAAAAAGGGCCACGAAGCAAGACGAGCGCGCGCTGAGGAAGCAGGGGGACAACAAGCCGTCCCTGGTGCCGGCGAATTCCCGAGCGGGGTCAGCACTGCGAAATGCCTGGGAAAGAGCGGTCTCCGTTACCGAGCGGGACATCGCGGCCTTCATCCCCACCGACGACGTGATTTCCATCGGGGAGTCCGTGCTGGCCGGGGCCCAGACGCTGGACGTGTTCTGCAAGATGACGGGCCTGAAGGTCCCCGAGGTGAAGGCGGTGCTGGGCAACCCCGTGGCCATGGCCTGGATCTCCAAGCAGATCTACCACCTGTTCCAGCACCGGGCGGCCATAATCGACGCGGCCCTCTACCAGCGCGCGGCCGGTGGGGACGTGCAGGCCATCAAGCTGTTCTACGAGCGGATGGGCCAGCTGGACCGCACGCAGAACATCAACGTCAACTACTCGGGCGGGGTCAATATCCAGGCCCTGGCCGACGATGAGTTAGAAAGGATCGTCCGTGAAAAACGCCGCTTGCTGCCCGCCGAATTCCGCCGACTCTCCGAGGAAGCAACAGGCGCAAAGGATGCGGAGTTCCAAACAGAGGAAGGAACTGGAGACAGTCTACCAGGCGCTGATGGAGCTGGAAGCCCGCCGGAGGGCGGCGCCGCTCCTGTTCTACCGGAAGATGCTGCGGGACCACCCGAAGCAGCAGACGTTCCACGAGCTGGGGAAGAAGAAGAGGCGCCGGCTATTCCTGGGCGGGAACCGGACGGGGAAGACGACGGCGGGTAAGCACGAAGCCATCGGGCACATGTACGGATATCGGTTCTGGGAGATCCCGGACCTGTCGCTGGCCAAGAACGGCGACTTGCCTCCCAGGGACCAGATCCCCACCAAGTTCTGGATCCGCCGGTCAGACGGTATCCCGGTGCGGGTACCAAATACGGGCATGATCGTGTCCGGACTCCCCCGCGACCGTGGGATCGGCCAGAACATTTTTCCGGGACTACACGAGGCGCTGCCCGAGGCCGTCCGGAGCAAGCGGCTCGCTTACAAAGTCGTCAACGGGCAGGGCGGGATCCCGAACTGGCTGCAGCTGCCCAACGGCTCGCGGTGCCTCTTTGCCACCAACGAGCAGGACGACATGACCTTCGAGGGGTTCATGCTGGACTGGGCCTGGGTCGACGAGCCCATCCGACAGTCGCTCTACTCCGCCCTCTATACCCGGCTCTTCGACCAGTGCGGGCCGGTCTGGTTCACTCTGACGCCGCTGGAGCGCGTGTCGGCCTGGATGTACCAGACGCTGTACATGGACCGGCCGCCGGACCTGGGCGTCGTCGAGGTGCGCATGTCCGACAACCCGGTCAACACGCCGGAGAAGATCCAGGAGTTCGTCAAAAATGGCGAATTCCCGCAGCACGAGCTCGAGAGTCGCCTTTACGGGCGATTTGAGGTCTTTGGAAATAAAGTACTCAGTAGCTACGAGCCCGATGTCCACGTAATCCCAGGCTTTATGCCGCCGCCCGAGTGGCAGCATGGCCTGGTTGTGGACCCGCACCACAAGCGGCCCTGCTACATGCTCTGGTTCGCCTATGACAATACGACCCGGACCTACCACTTCTATCGGGAATGGCCCACCGAGAACTTCTTCAAAATGAAGAGCGGCGGGCTGACTCCGGTCGAGTACGCGACGATTATTCGGAATGCTGAGGGGCGGTATCCGGTGTCGGTCCGGATCTGTGACCCACGGTTCGGGAAGGCCGAGCACTTACGTCACGGCTACGTCGAGACGAGCTGGGTGCACCTCATGGCCGAGTGCGGGCTGTACTTTGATGCCAATGTGCCGAATACGGGGAGCATTCACTACGGGATTAACAAGATCGAGTCCCTGCTCCGATATGACAAGGCCTTCCCGATCAGTCCGACCAACCACCCGCGCATCTATGTACACGACGTGTGCGAGAACTTGACCAAGTCGATGCTCTATCTGACGTACGCCGAGGCCGCGGAGGGGAAGGAGCCGTACCAGAAGCTCGAGGAGACCTGGAAGGACCCGGTCGACGCCCTCAGGTATGCGGTTTTGTATCCGTTACCTCTTACGGGGAAACGAATTGTGGAGTTACAGCCGTTTTCTGCTGAGGACCTGGAGGCAGAAAATGACTACTAAGTGTCCCTATAATAATAGAGGGACTGTTTGTTGACAGAAAGGTGAGGAACTGATGAAGAATTTGCTACTTGTAGCTGTAGTCGCACTTGGTTTGACCGCCTGCACGACTGCTGAGCGCCAGGACGTCCTGAATGACATCGGGGTTGAAGTTGGTGCAGACGCTGGCGAGGACGGGGTCTACCAGATCGGCGAGATTGTGCCCGAAATTGCACAGGACGTGGGCGAGAAGGCCGGGAACCCGATCGAGCTCCTGTTTTACGGGGCCGGTATTGGGGCCGTCGCATTGCTGGGCTGGATTAAGCGGAAGTTCATCTATGGCAAGTACAAGCAGGTGAAGGACGCTGTAGTTAAAAAGCCCGAATAAAAAGGGCTGACGTGAAGACACCGTCCTCCCGGGCGGTCAACAGTAAATAGAGCCGAACGGCCCGCGTGAAGTCAGCCTTTTCATAAAAAACAGTTACGCCGCATGAAAAACACGTATTTCGCTGCCAAGTTGTGTATTTTTTGTTACCTGGTCACGTATTTTGGCCTCAAGTCTCGGATCGGGCGATTTTTTAATCGGAAAGCCGATAAGCTGAAAAAATCTCCGGAGTGGACCCGGTACGCGGCTATCCAGTTGGCCAAGACCATGCGGCACAGCGACCTTAAAAAAGTCATCCATTTTCTGTGTTTGGTTGATACCTACGGCCGCTGTACCTTCCATCGCAAGATCGAGTCACGGTGGGACGATTGGGGCACTATGATTTACCGCGTATACAACGGCCGCGAGGTCTTTTATTTTGAGCTCCTTCGGCCATCGAGCGGGGATCGAAATGACTGGAGACCTCTCCTTCCAATGCGCAATGTGTTCGACGGGGGCGAAATGGAGTAAAGATGGATTATGCCGCACATGCACTGCCCTCCTGATATGGGCGAGGACGAGAACAATGCCTTTTCAAAGCGAAAAACAGAAGAAGTGGCTCCGGATCAACAAGCCGGAGGTGTACAAGCGCTGGATGGAGGAGTATGGCCCGAGGATCCAGCCTGGGAAGAAGAAAAAGAAAAAGTAATCCAGAGACTCTTTTTCAAAAGGTTCTACTACTGTGGTCGTTCACCCCGCGGGTAAGACCAACGTCAACATCATACGTGCTTTCGAGGGCCCGCTCCACTCGAGGCTTGAGAAGATCTGGGAGCGGATAGCCGCAACCTACAAAGACGTGATGAATCTGCACGTTTTTGATAACCTGGGAGCAAAACGCCGCCATGCTCAGTGCCTTAAAGAGATTTTTGACCAGGAATTCCAAAGACCGGAGCTCTGTGCCATCTTCACCGAGTTCGACTTCCTCCCCGAAGACGGATTCTTTACTGGACGAGACCATATTGAGGCCGCTGAGTATGTTACAAGAGAGCCTCGAACATTTACTCAAACAGTACACGGAATCCCCGGCGCCTGGTTCGTCCGAATCTGGAAGCCATGTATTTTTACCGGGCTCCGCGGACTGCGCAGCGATTGGCAGTCTGTCGGCGCCGACCGGCGTAACCTGCTGCGAAGCGGTCTCACCGAAGAGTCAGGACGATTTCGAGACCCGGCGAACCAACTTTTTCAAAGCATACGTGGAGTTGGAGGGATCCGGACGAGACTACTCAAAAATCAAGACTGCTATCCAGATACTTATGGAACGAGGGTTCTTGGCCGGGGTGTACACCTGTTTTGGGCCCGACACTATAACGATCAGCCAACTGCCACTGTTGCCGGGTTCGGTCTCGCCCCGATACTTCGCGGAGTAAAACGATACATTGACCGCTACGAAAAAGCCCTTGATCGGTGCGATGGTGCTCTGCCACCGGCGGCCCTACTTGCTGGAACTGATAGTAAAGCAGCTAAGTAAGTACTGGCCGAATCAGAGCGTCGTCCATTTCGCCATGGACCGGCCCACTCCCGCTGTTGAGCTGGAAGTTGAGCGGCTGGTTATGAGCACCCAGTCAGTCAAGTGCCGGGCATACTACCTCCCATTCCCAGTCGTCTCGAGCCAGGGCGAGCGCTACATGGAAGCCCGCAATTTCCAGCTCGAGGCGCTGCACCAGGACGAGCCCCGGTATGTGGCCTTCTGGGACGACGACTTTTTTCTCGAGCACCCAGCCGAGGCGGTCATGCTCGTACGCGGGAATTTCTACGACATGGTCTACGCCCATAAACTGTACCTCTGGGACAGCCCGACGCAGTTCACGACGCACCTCCCGGAGCACAACTCGGTCTTTCTGTTTCGGCGGCGGCTGGGCGACAAGTTCCCGCTGGATCGGATGATTCAGGCGCCGCTGCCGCTGCACGACGACCCCGAGGCCCTGGTCATGCAAATGAACTCGCGGCTGATCGACATCGGTTACATGCACGAGGCCGAGCGTCAATATATTTTCAAGCAGTATGCCAAGGCTGGCAAAATCGATCAATTAACTAAAGGCTTGCTGGACCCGCCGCGCCTGCACAAAACGAAGTACCCAAAACTGGTACAGGCACTCAATGAGTATAAATCACGAGAATCCGCTGTCCATTAAGAATCTCGGGACGACCCTGAACCCCGGGATCGAGAAGCAGGTCGACGAGCTGTACGAGCTGATTAAGCAGGCGTCGGATGCGCGCCAGGACTGGATGGCCAAGCAAGAGAAGCTGATCCGCCAGCGTAAAGGCGTCCGCAAAAAGAAGATATTCCCCTGGCCGGGGGCCAACAACCATTCCTGGCCACTTACTGATGGTATCATCAGGCGGTGGAAGCCGAACATTGTGGCTCTGATTATGCAGTCAGACCCGGTCGCTTACTTCTTCCCACAGAACCCCGAGGCAGTCAAATCCGCTCCGGACGCGCAGGCGTTCTACCACTGGCGGTTCAACGAGATCCGTGGGGTGCGGGAAACGGCCATGAAACTGGCTGACTACGTGGCGCAGACTGGGACGGCATACACGCGGCAGGGCTGGGACTACCGCACGCGCCGGCAGTGTCGGGTGGTGGATGTGAAGAACATGTTCCCGGACGGCATCGAGGCGGCAGTTGAGCGGTTCAACGAGGGGATACGGCAGCTGCGGCAGGAGACTGAGCAGCTCATCGCCAGCGGCCAGGTCCAGCCCGAGGCCATGAACGAAGTTCCAGAGGCTACAACTCCCGAGGAGTTCGTGGCTCAGACGCTGCTGGACGAGTACGACATCGATCCCGCCCGGAGCCAGGCCGAAGCGCAGCAGGTCGAGGCCGTGACCAGGGCCATCCTGGACGGGGCTACCCAGGTCAAGCTCTACTACCACACTGTCGTCAACAACCGACCGGGCTGGCAAGCTCTGTCCTCCCTCAACACCATTGTGCCGCCGCGGTGTGAGGACGTCGGGGACGCGGACTTCATCGCGATCGAGTACAACTTCACGCCCGACGACATCAAGAAGCTCGCGCTCGACGGCCGGTTCCGGCAGGAGGTGGCCTTCGCGTTGGCGGAAAAGATCCAGGCCAACCAGACTCAGAAGTCCGACGCCACAGACCAGGTCTTTGGCGCGACGGCCTCCCGGTCGACCGTGTTCAACCTCATGGACCAGGCCGACGGGATAAAGACTCCGCTGTTCAAGGACGACAAGCGGACACCAGTCCTGGAGGTCTACTGCAAGCTGGACATCGACGATGACGGGATTTTGGAGAAGTGCGTGCTCTGGTATCATCCGGATACGAAGACCGTACTGGCCCTTTACCCATATCCGTACCCATTCGAGGAGTGGCCGATCATCCGGTTCCAGTTCGAGCACAACAGCGACCGGCCCTACGAGAGCCGCGGAATTGCGGAGCTGGTGAGTGCGTTTCAGGCGCAGATCAACAAGCTCCACAACGCGCGCCTGGACGCGATCCAGGTTACTCTCGCCCCGATGTACCAGATGCGGTCCGCCAATCAGGACCTCAACCGCAGCATCCGGTTCATGCCGGGCTCAATTATCCCGGTGCAGAACATCGGCGACATCGCCCCGCTGGTGGCCGACATCCGGCCCCTCGGGCAGTTGCTGCAGGAAGAGAACTACACCAAGACGATGGCCGAGCAGTACATCGGCATCTTCGACCCGTCGATTCTCTCCCAGAACGCCAGCGAGCGCCGGACGGCCACCGAGGTCGAGGCTGTGGTGCAGCAGACCCAGTCGATTTTTGGCCAGGACGCGAGCCTGTTCCAGTCTGCTATGCAGAAGGTCCACCAGCAGATCTGGGCGCTGGAGCAGGAGTTTGGGCCGCCCGAGACATACTTCCGCGTAACAGGGGAAGAGAACCCGCGGCTGGCGACGAAGGCGGAGCTGGCCAAACACTATGATATCGTTCCGGCAGGTACGCCGGCCAACACGAGTAAACAGTTGGCCATGGCGCGGTCGCGGGAGGCTCTTCAGCTGTTCGTGCCGGACCAGACAGGACTGATCAACAAGCACGAGCTCTACAAGTGGTACTTTGATGTTCTGGACCGGAACATGGGCAAGCTCATCCTCCGGTCACCAGAGCAAGCCGCCGCCATTCAGCAGATGATGCAGGCGCTGGACCAGGCCAACCAACAGCAAGGAGGAAAGCCGGGACAGATCCCCGCCACGCCGTAATGAAGTATAGAAAACTGCCGCTACAAGCCGAATTAGAAGACGTCAAGAAAAAAGAGGGCGAGGCGGCCCTTAGTCGCGTCCGCTCTGCGTATTTTCTCGAAACTGCGCGAACCAAAGGGTTCCAGTTCGTGACGCAGGTAATGCGCGAGCTCGAACAACAGGCCATGACGGCCCTGCGCCACAGCGACCAGAAAACCGACCGACTGTTAGGCATAATCCACGCGGTCGAAGCGATCAGAAATTCACTCACAGCACTCCTGCCCGCCTCAGAGCGACCACACGTCGACTGGCTCGACGATGAGCAGGAAGACTACTTGAATGTAGACAATCAGACAGAGGAAGTCTGGGAGTAGTCGAGGCCCAACCGTACCGGGGGCTGGTGAAATACCGGGACGAAAGGTACTACACCTATGCCGAATATTGTTTATTCTGAGGAGCACCCCCAGAATTCCGCGCCCGTACAGGGCACACTCTTTCCGGAAATGAAGGAGGGCGGCTCCCCAGGCGAGGCCGAAAAGGGCGACGACATTACCGGACTTGTCCTGAAAGGACTATCTGATTCAGACGACGCACCGGGCCGCGGTGCTGATGGGGGTGGCCTTTCCATGGCCCCGCAGCCGCCTCTCGAGGGCCAGCCTGCGCCCCAGTCACAGGAGCGCTCAGTGGCCATCGAGGACACCAATCCGCAGGACGTGCCGCAGGGCCGCCCGCGGACTGCCGCAGATAGAATTCGCCAGCTCACTCACCGCTACCGTCAGGAGCAGCGTGAGAAAAGTGAGTTGGAAACCCAGCTTTCTCAGGTCCTGGATGTCATGAAACAACAGGGCCGAGAACTTTCAGAATTACGCGGGACTCTCGCCAGACCGCCTTCTGGGCGCGCCGTGCCCCAGGAGCCGTCTGACGACATTCTCGGGCTCGACGGGAGCCAGCCCTCCCCAGCGAAGCACGCAGATCCCGCGACAGGAGTGCCCATGACACCGGACACTCTCAGGGCTATCGTAACGGATGCCATATCCTCATACGACCAAAACAGGCGCCAACAGGAATCCGCACGCGATCAGCTTGCGGCGGCTCAAGAATCCAGCTTCGCTGAGGCTGTGAAAGAGATGCCCGCTCTTCGCGATTCGCGCACCAAGGCCCACCAGATCTTCAGCGAGCTCTACGGCTCGAGCCCGCTGCGCACACTTCCGGACGGGCCCTATCAGATCGCCTTGCAGGTCAGAGGTATTTTGGCTGATGAGCAGGCCGATGCAGCCGGTGCTGCCGGGCAGGTGAGTGAGGATCGCCTGCGACGGGCCGCTCTTCCTCCACAACCCTCAGCAACAGACATCCCCCAAGGCAACCGTGCAGCCTTACAGAAGGAGTACGAGAAACTCTCTGTCGAGCGCAAGAGAGGCAATGAGGACTACAATGTGTACAGGCGCTGGCGGATGCTTCGGGAGGCACTAAGACAAACAAGGTAAATCAATGCTACTCACTTGGCAGGAATTCACCAGCGGATCACGTCCGCAGGGTGGATCAATCCCTGAGGACCTTCGGGACTTTGTCGAGAACGTCTCGGCCAAGGACCGACCGGCTCTGGCTCTTCTCAGAAAGTCAAGAGTCAACACAACTTACGTCGAGTGGCAGGAAGACACTCTCCCCTCTCGGGCGTCCAACGCCTGGGTGGAAGGTGCGGCTGCTACCGACCTTGCCCTGACCACGCCTGACCGGCTGTTCGCACACGTGCAGAACTTCGCCCGGTGGGGAATGGTCTCGGACGTCCAGCGCGCCACGGAGCACAAAGGCTTCGCTGACGCGTTCATGTACCAGGAAAAGAAGGCGATTGACGCCACCATGAACGATATGGAGCATGCGATTCACCGCGGCTCCAGCGTGACCGGTGCCACCAACGCTGCTCGTCAGTTCGCGGGCTTCCTGAATTTGTCGAGCACCTACATCACGGCGCAGTCCGGGACGACTCTGACCGAGTCCGTCTACGGTGACCTGGTGCAGCTGTTCACCGACAACAACACCGACATTCGGCCGTCCGTGGCCTTTGTCAACTCGTACCTGAAGCGGACCATCTCCGAGTACAGTACGAGCGTCACGAGGAACGTGGATGCCGCGGCCAAGGTTCAGTACCTGACCGTCGAGCAACACCACGGCGACTTTGGTGACGTGTTCGTGCACTACTCGCGTGACCAGCTTAAGTCCTCCTCGAAAACCACGCAGGGGAACTCGATCTGCATCATCGACCCCAGTTTCTTCGAGACTGGCTGGTTGCAGGCTCTCACGTCTGAGATCCTGGCGCGAAACGGTCTGCGGACTCAGTTCCAGATCAGTGCCATGATGACGCTGATCTACCGTACGCCCAAGGCCCTCGGGGGCATGACGGGCGCTGTCGCTAACCTGTAGTCAATTTGGTCGGGGCGTGCTGGTCCCCTGGCTGGCCCCCGACCCATTTTTGGGGGCTGGGTGTATAGCATCAGCTCTTAAGTGGGCGTCTCAGCTGCCCAGCCCCCGCCCTTTTTATCATGGAAACAATCAAGCCGCGAGAATTTCTCGAAGCAATTACCGAGCACCAGATATTTGTCCCAAAGGATCACCACTTCACTGGGCCAGCCGAGCG